ATACGATCTACAACCGCGTGATCGCAACACTTGTCTTCGCGTGGTTCCACGAGCGTGGCTGGTTCGAGGAGGTTAGAGAGCGACTGATCGACCGCATGCGTGAGGTGCCCGTGGCGGGCCTGGCCGGAAAAGTGGAGTTTGTCCCCACACACGACGACTTGGCTGCTTGGTACGACGGCGGCAAGATCACGAAGATCATAGGTGCGGCTGTTCGAAATGCCATCCGTAAGAACGTGAGCGATGTGTTGACGGTGAACTGGAAGGAAATCGAACCTTTGGTCGTTGTTGACGACGACTGTTTGTCCACTGCGGATGGCTTTGCACATGCTACTGTGGACACTACGCAATCTTTGGACCCCGTATATAATCGTCCGGTCCTTTGTTCGAAAATGATGAACGTGATGAGTGAAGTAGCCCATGCGTTGGGCGATTCCGTTGGATTGCCTAGTTTGTCACAGCAGCCAGCAACAGCGCAGCAAGATGGCATTGACATGGGTTCAGTTGTCCAGTCTGTGGCTGGCATATTGCCGTTGTGCATGGATCACAAGCGTGATGCGGTCGAGACCAGAATCTATCGAGAGACTGGTCCAGATTTGGCGAGCGTGGACACGACGATGAAGATGGATCGGATGACTCTGCACGAGAATTCGATGAACCTCGTTGTGCAGGACCATTTCGGATCGAGCCGCGATGAGCAGAACTATGCGGATTTGGCGGCTCGCGAGTTCCGCATTGGATCGTTTGTGTGGAGCGAGCAGCATGATGTGAACCGCCTGTTGTGCGTGTTCCCGGCCGAACCTGGGTTCGGAGGACGAAGTTTGGTTTCGGGCACTACACCGCCTGAGACCAAGTTGCGAACTGTGCCTCCTATGGCCGCAATAGCGTCGATGTACAGATACTGGAAGAGCGGTTTCAGAATTCGGATCTCTGTGGTCAGCACGCAATATCACCGAGGAGAGCTGCTTGTGGCGTTCCACTACGGCGCCAAGAAGCTCAACGATGTGGTCGACATCACGCCCGACGCCAATACGTCGAGTTTGGGAACGACCATTCGACTCACTCAGGGCGTCGGCGAGGGCACTATCGATGTGCCCTATGCGTCCCCATATCCATACATGGCCAACCCGTTGTTCAACGACAACCTGTTGCCAACGTTGGGACCCGTCGATGTCACTGCAAGTGCTCTGGGCTTCTGCGCGATCTACGTGAACAGCAAGCTCCAGGGTCCCATCCCGAACACGGTTAGTGCGAGCGTGGAGGTCAACGTGTTCGTGTCGGCGTTGCCTAATTCGTTCAGTGTTCACTATCCGGTGCATGCAGGCAGCTATCGGTTTGCCTCCTATTACAATTCGCCTCCATCTGTGAACCCCGCCGAAACAACGGAAACGGGCGTGGCGCACTCTGCTCAAGAGGGAGTGGCGCACGCTGCGCATGATGTGGTTCAGGGCTTTGGTCGAATCCACCAGGAGCAGAT